GAAATAGCTGCAATGGTAGCAATCACTTACCTGCTCCTGCGTTTGCAAGCAGTGCTTGGTGACGACGTTGCTCTTTTTGCTTTTGCTCTTTAATGAGTTGAAGCACGTTGAGTTTCTTCATCACTTATGTCCCTCCTTAGTAAACTTAACACCACGATAGGTTTCGTTATACTGCTGAGGTTGTTGCATCATTTGCTGTTGATACTCCAGACGCTTCTGGGTATCATACTCGATGCCACGATATACTACTTTAGCCATGAGGATTCCTCCAAAGAAATGAGATTTTTAGGCCCCGTTCCTTCGGGCGGTTTGCGTTCGCTATTTGCGAATAGCGAATGAACGAATTCCGTTCCGCCGTCCTACTTGCGTCAGAGTTTCCTCTGATGAACGTAAGGTCATTATAGACCTATTCAATCTATGTAGCAATTTTTTGTTGTAAAATGTTATACCAATTTTATTATTTCTTAATCTTCATCTCTTAATGTAATCTAACTTATGTTCAGTAGCATAAAGTTGGTGGATGATAATATCACATCCTATCTTCGGATTGCAATCACCACAAGTATAGCAATCCACAGCAGCCTTACCTTTCTCAGGCCAAGTATGTATTGAGAAATGACTTTCGGAAAGAAGAGTCAAAACTGTACATCCCTGAGGTTCAAACTTTTTTGAAATAGTTTGAACGACAGTTGCGCCACTTGATACTGCCGCATTTTCTAATAAGTCTATAAGATATTTCTCATCATCCAAAAGGACAAATGAACATCCATATAGGTTTAGTAAATAATGATCACCCATTCTCCTCTGCTTCTTTTAATAGTTCGCTTACATAGTTCTCAGTTCCATCCATAGTTTTCACTGCGAACAGAGGAGACTTCATATATTTCTTTACTTTCTTATATTGCTTTAAAAGTTTCTGAACTTCGTCCGTAGAAATCTCAACTCCTACTTTTAGTTTATTATCTTTAAATCCTTCACTCATTTTCTTTTCTTTTTATCAGGTGCTTTATAACCCCATATTTTGGGATTGGTTCTTCCGTATCCAAAATCAATTTTCTTAACTGCTCCTGGACCAAACTTATCGTAGTAAAGGTCAAAGATTCTTACTCTTGTTCCTCTACATAGATCCATATGAGCATTACCATCAACTTCATAAATTACAATATATGCATCATTAGGAAGTGATGGGTCCTTAATTTGTTGAAGAGTTGTCTTTTCAAATAAGAGTTCGCATCCATACCGAGGAGGAAGAGACTTCTTTTCTTCTGATGTCCATTCCATTAATACTTCCTCCTTTGCTACAACCGTCCTCACGAACGACCTCCCCAACTAATATCAGGATATGCCTCTTTTACATTATCAAAACTGATTTTATATTTATCGTTTAACTTCTTATCTTTTGTAAGAATTAATACTTCTGCTTCTTTAGGATGAAGACCTTGTAGTAGATTAATGAACATCATTTCCCTACGAATGGTAGTGAGAGTATTATTTCCACCTTTTACATAATGATAAAGATTTTGATACTCCCTGCGCAGTGATGTTTTTCCTCTACCATCAAGGTCTTGTCCAGTTGCTGATTCTCCACCAACTGCTTCTCTTGATAGGTTTTCAGATAGAGTCCCCGAATATACAGATTGCTCATCAGCATTCGCATAAGGAACTTCTCCAACAGGAAGAAGAGAAACTACTGTTTCATCAAAGTTCCAAATAAAAACGGCCTTTAAAGAATCGTGTTCGTATGTTTTTAGAACTTCTACTTTTTTTGCATTAGTTCTTTGTTTTGAAGCAAGTTCTAAAACTTCAAATACAAAAGGGTTTGTTGGAAGAGTTTCAATGGGTTTTTCAACTGTCCTCTTCGTCTTCGTCGTACTCATAATCGTAATCGTTTTCAAATCTTACTGAGACAATTTCGTCGGGTATTACCTGTCCATTTTCATCAAAAAACTCTGGATGCAAATAAGGAGGTCTTGACTCTAGCAAATGCCTATACGTTAACCAACCTATTATACCGCCTACCATAAAAAAGAGCAAGGTGAACATTGTTACAAATGTTACTACGTATGCTGTTTCCATTTTTTTTCTCCAGAGAGTTTATTTTTTCCTGATATCAAAGTGAAATTCTATGAAGAAATGAAACTCTCTACGAAAGAGAGAAATCATCTTACCAAACTTCACGTGAAAAGTTTTTGGTTTTGATTCTCTCTTCCTCCTATTTCTAAGTAATAACTCAACACCCCGATTAATCTGGGGTTCAAAATTATTTAGTTTGTTTCTTTCGTCGTCCTGGTCGTTTATCATGATTATATCTCCAGGCATCTTCAAGAATACCGTAAAGGTAATTTCTTATTTTTCTTGCTTGTGGTTTTGGAATATGGCCATACCCCTCACGAAGTTGTTTATGAATCTCATCCGAACCACCTTCCAAATAATCATCAAGATCCATTACTAGACTACTGAGTTCATTTGCAGTAGAACTTTCAATAAATTCTTCAACTTCACGTTTTTTAGTACCACGAATTTTTAGATAGTCATAGAATTTCAATACAAATTGACCATTAAAAGCATAGTCAATCGCTTTTTCAACATCATTATAGACTTCGTGGATTGTGCTTTGCATTAGACTAGATTTTGCTCCTTTAGGTATTGAACAGTATCGGTACAACCACCAATATGCTTATCATTTACAATTACCTGAGGGAAAGTAGATCCATCTCCAAACTCAGAGTAAAATTGTTCTCTTGTAAAATCTTCTCCTAATTTATAAACTACATGATCAAGACTTGCTAATTGTAGCACTTGTTGCACTTTATAGCAATATGGACAACCATCTTTAGAATAAACTGTAAACTTCATAACATTTGTTAAGTTTTGAAAATTATTTAGCGTTAATTGGAACTCCCTGTCCTTCGGGGAGCCATACTTGCTGCTGAAGTTCTACTGATGGTAGTTCTTCTTTTGCTGCAGGCAATCCTTGTTGACCAGGAAGTTGTTTATCTACAGTTGATGTAACTGTAATCACTTGGTCCATAATGAACTTCTGTTTTCTGTAAGTTCTTTTATCGGGGTCAAATTGAACCATCATAAATGCATCAGTCTCTTCTCCACAGTGAGCAATCACTCTACCTGTAGTTTTATCAGTCACCACCCAATAATCATACATTCTTTTTCTTCTGACTTTTTGTATTATAAGTTTCCTTTGCTGGCCTGTAAAGGTTTGGAAAAGTATCTCTAATTATTTCTGCGAGTTTATAAGGTGTTTCTGAAGTAATCATTTCAATATCTTGATGGTGTGTATTCTAAATCTCCTACAATATTTTCTAGCATTACTCCATATTCTTTGAATCTTTTATCACCAGCGATAAAACATCTTTGACGCATCCATATGGCATCAGCAAGAAGTTTAACCTGGTCTTCTGTGAGTGTTAGGGTCTTCATTTTAGTTTTGCGACTTTTCTATGTAGTTACTTGACAAAATACATGCGACGACGATACTGCTCACCAGGGCAGTTTTCTAGATGCTCAATTTCTTCATCTGGGAGAAAGTTAACACCACCAAGAAGTTTAGCACCAATAAAGATTTCTGCAGATTTTTCACACATCAGAGTCGCAGCAGCACAATCCTTTTGGTAAGGTGATGCTGTAATAATACCATGATTCTCCAAAAGGATCAACTTAGGAAAGTATCCATAATAGTCCACAAACTCGCCCACATACTTGTCCACATTTTGAAGTAGACGAGCACCAGGAGGAGCATAAGGGACAAGGCAGGACACTACACCGTTTCTTACGATTTGGTCTGGGAACCAACGCTGTGTAGCAAAGTCATTGACTGCAGGAGAGCAAAGTATCTGTGTAGTCTTTGGTGGGTGTGTATGAGCGATATAATTGATTTCTGGGAAGTGCTTCATAATCCATGCATGAAATAGCACTTCAATACTTGGTTTCTTTTGATTTGGATTTAGTTGTTGAGCATCAGTATTCACCAGAACTAAATCATCTTCTGATAGTGTATGAAGACTTGTACCACTTGCTTTAATTAGAAAAGTATCTTCCGTTTTTCTCTCAGATACATTACCTTCACCACAGATAGTATAGTCAGCAATCGTGTGTGCTAAGTCTAGAAGCATCGTTAAGTATTGTAAAATTGTATTTAGAAATTGTACCAAATATTCAAAAAAGTTTTGTTATGGTTTCTACAAATAGTTAATAATGATAATGGTCTGTGAGTGATAGAAAAAACATAAAGAAACCGAATGCTATGAAGAATATTAGAATTCCTAACATAAAAAAAGGAGTTCCAAAGAACTCCTCTATTTATTTTTAGTTTAGTATCAACCGATGGTTGGAGCAGTCAAGGCAACAGGAGTTGCTTCAACTGATGCAAGGTCCAAAGGAAAATTATGTGCGTTTCTTTCGTGCATTACTTCAAAACCAAGATTTGCTCGGTTAAGA